GGATAAATTACCACATTACTATGGACACTCATCAAAAGAAGGCAAAGGCAATGCATTTTATAATCACGATTTAGATATAAATAATGATTTAATTAGATTTCTTTGTGAAAAGATTCAAAGAGTTGAAGGGTTACCAATAGAGGTATTAAGAGTTTATTTTAATGTACAACATTGTGGTATGGATGGCGACTTTCATCGTGATGATGGAGATGTAACATATTTAATAATGATAACTAAATCACTACAATCTGGCGATGGTTGTTTTGAAATAAAAGAAAAAAACAAAATTAAGAAAGTAGATTTTGTGCAAAATAGATTAGTTTATTTTGATGCAAGCATACCACATAGAGGAAGATCTCCAAACAAATATGAAATCGAACCTAGAATCACACTCGCATTTAAAACTAAAAACGTATAGTACACCTTTTAATTCTTTTATTGGTGCATACTATATTGATGAATCTATTTGTGATGAGATTATAAAATTTTTTAAAAACAACTGGGATAAGTCAGGACCTGGATTATTTAATGTTAATGGAAAAGGTATCATAGATAAACTTACAAAAGAGTCAGTTGAACTAGGTATATCTCACGAAAATTTTAATACACCTTTTGGAGAGTACAGAAACGCGTTACAAAAATGTTTAGAGACTTATGTTAATAAATATAGTGAAGCGTGTTCTTGTGCACATTATAATGTAAACACTTTTTATAATTTACAATATTATCCACCTGGAGGAGGATATAAGAAGTGGCATCACGAGTCTTCTTCAAAAGACACAGCATATCGTAAATTAGTTTTTATGACATATTTAAATACTGTACCAAAAGCTGGCACAGATTTTAAATATCAAGATTTAACTACACCGTGTAAGAAAGGACTTACAGTAATTTGGCCAGCTGAATTTACACATACACATAGAGGTGTGATTAGTAAAACTAAAGAGAAGTATATAATAACAGGGTGGTTTACTTATGATTAATTTAATGTTAAGAGTTAATAAATGAAGATAGATATAAAGAAAGCAGAAAGAGGTAAAAAATATAAGAGTGCATATATACATGCAATATTTCCAACACCTGTTTATCAGACATATTTAGATAGACCTATTACTCAAGCAGAAATAAATTACATGAATAAAGTTTCAAAACTATTACAAAAAAATACAGGTAATACTGTATCAACAAGTAAGTCTGTGCTGAAAGGTAAACCTTTAAAAAACTTAGAAAAGTTTTTTATGGAACACATAGGTAATTATTTTGATGAAGTTATAAATACAACTGACAAGGTAAAACCATACATAACAATGTCTTGGTTAAACTACGCAAGAGAGGATGAGTATCATCATGTGCATGAACATGAAAACTCTATGGTATCGGGTGTATTTTATGTTAGCGCAGATGAAAAATATGATTCAATTAGATTATACAAGACAGGTTATCAACAAATAAAACCTTCTGTTAAAGATTATAACTTATGGAATTCTACATCTTGGTATGTGCCTGTATCAACAGGTAAACTTGTATTGTTTCCATCATGGCTATCACACAGTGTTGACCGTAAGAAAGGTAAAAACATTCGTATTAGTTTAGCCTTCAACGTATTTTTTAAAGGGACTATAGGGAGTGAATTTAATATAACAAAATTAGAATTATAAATGAAAGAAAACGAGAAAGTCATATATCCATTATTTTCAAAAGTCTTATCAAAAGCAGAGGTGCGTTTTAATGATAGTAATTGGAAAGCAATTAAAAAAGCTGTAAAGGATGAAACATATAAGAATGTATCACAAGCAACCTCTATGACTGAAAACTGTCATGTATTAGATAATCCTAATTTAAAATTCTTACATAAAAGATTAACCTTTGAAATAAAAGCACATTGTAATATGTTTTTGCAACACAAAGATAAATTTAAAATTACAACCTCTTGGTTTACAAAGACAAAGAAAGATGGTTACTCAGACTTTCACAATCATTCTAATTCAATGTTTAGTGGTGTATTTTACATACAATCAAATGAAGAAACAGATAAGATTGCTTTTTCAGATTTTAAAACAAGCACGTGGTTATTAGAGTTTAAAGAACAAAATATTTATAATTCACAAAAATTATTAATTCCAACTTATCCAGGGCTTTTATTAATTTTTCCTGCAGATGTATTTCACAGAATAGAACCAAATGTACAAAGTGGAGAAAGGATATCTATGGCATTTAACGTTGTTCCAACAGGAACTATTGGATATAACGATTCAAGCCTAACATTAAAATGCAGGTAATACCAAAGTTTATACAAGAAAGAGAAGTGTTTGAAGGTATAACAAAGTCAATCATGAGTCCTAACTTTCCATGGTTCTTTAGTAAGACTACCGCGAATGTAAATGATAATGCAGATTGTTTATTTTATCATTGGTTATATCAAGACGGAAATCAAATGTCAGAACATTTTAATAGTATACTAATGCCTTTGTTAGGTAGATTACATATAAATTCTTTATTGAGATGTAAAATAAATTTATACACAAAAAAATCAAAACACATAAAAACAGCGTTTCACACTGATTCACCAGAGCCACACAATGTTGCCTTATTCTCTATTAACACAAATAATGGATATACATTATTTAAAAATAAAGAGAGAGCTCCCTCTATAGAAAACACCATGGTTTTATTTAACGGACAAATACCTCATTGCTCAGTTGCACAAACCGATGAGCATGTTAGGATTAATATTAATATAAATTACAGATGAAAAAAAAATTAGAAGATTACGTTGTCATAATAAAAGATGCAGTGCCTGACAAACTTTGTGATAAAGCCATAAAAGAATTAAAATCTGCAAACTGGTCCCAACATAAATTTTACAATCATCAAACAAAAGAACATAATGCTTTAAGTGGAGATAAAGAATTACAGTTTACTGGAGATCCAATTGAATCACATGATGAAATTATGATACGTGTTTGGCAAAGTATTGGTCAATACATAGAACATTATAAATTTCCTTGGTTCTCAGGTTGGTCAGGACATTCTAATCTTAAATATAATAAGTATGAAAAAGGCACATTGATGAAAGAACATTGTGATCACATTACAGATTTATTTGAAGGAGAGAAAAGAGGTATACCAACCTTGTCTGTTATAGGTGCATTGAATGATAACTATTCAGGTGGTGAGTTTGTTATGTTTAAAAATAAAGAATATGTATTTGACAAAGGAGATCTTATAATATTTCCATCTAACTTTTTATATCCACACAAAGTAAAACCAGTTACAAAAGGCACACGATACACTTATGTCAGCTGGGTATATTAAAGGTAGAGACATAGAGAATAAAGAAATTCTTTATGATCCTAAAATACATTATCAAGTCATGATGGAGTGGGAGAAACCATACATGAAAAAATTAGTACAGCATGTAAAACCAAAAGGTCGTGTATTAGAGATAGGTTTTGGATTAGGTTATTCTGCAAACGAAATACAAAAATATGATATAAAATCACATACCATTATTGAGCCAAATCAAATCAAGGAACTAGAATCATGGAGCAAGAAACAGAAACACAAAGTGCATATTGTAAAAGGTTATTGGCAAAACGTTTTAAATAAATTAGGTAAATTTGATACAATATTTTTTGATGATGCTCCTACAGAAATGTTTAAGGATCCTGATAATGTAAGAGTATACAAATTTTTTTATTTGTTGTTAAATAATCATGTTAATAAGAATGCAAAATTTACCTGGTATTGTGATAAAAAACTTTATTGGTTATGTCATCCTAGTGTAGATTGGAGCATAAAACCCTATAAAATTAACATACCTAAACATTGTAATTATGCTAAAGGTGGGATAATGTACCTGCCATTAATTAATTTTAAAGATGGGACTGTAGACGACAACAACCATGTTGCGTTAAATGCAAGCTTTAAAATACAATATTTACAGTAGATTTTAGACAAATCTCAAGATATAGTGATTTACTATGCTACAAAAGATAGGATTTCAACCAGGTATTAATAAACAAATCACACCTACAGGGGCTGAAGGTCAATGGGTTGATTGTGATAATGTAAGATTTAGATACGGAATACCTGAAAAAATAGGTGGTTGGAATCAATTAGGGCCACTAAACTCTAATGAATTAACTGGTGCAGGAAGAGGATTACATCATTATGTAAATAGTGCTGGTAGAAGATATGCTATTATTGGCACTAACAGAGTATTGTATGCTTTTTCTGGTAACGTATTTTATGACATACACCCTATTAAAACCACAACTACTTTAACAAGTGCTTTTACTACGACTAACGGATCAGCTGTTGTAACGTTAACTTTTTCAACAGCTCATGGTATAAATCCACAAGACATTATTTTATTAGATAATTTTACAGCCATAACAGGTTCTAATTTTGGAGCTTCTGATTTTAATGATAAAAAATTTATGGTTACTTCTGTCCCTAGCGGAACAACTTTAACTATAACAATGCCATCAAATGAATCAGGTTCTGGCGCAACAACATCTGGAGGTATTAGAGTTCAACATTATTTTCCAGTTGGATCTGCTGTGCAAGAAAAAGGTTTTGGTTGGGGCTTAGGTACATATGGTGGTGAAGATACTGGAGCTGTAACAACCACTTTAAACGGAGCGATTAATTCTTCTACGACCACAATAGTCTTAACAAATGCAGCTCAGTTTCCAAGCACAGGAACTAACTTTGTTTTGATCGGAACAGAAATGATTCAATACACAGGTGTGAGTAGCAATACTCTAACAGGTGTAACAAGAGGTGCTAGAGGAACCACAGCTGCGTCTCACAGTGATGGTGTTACTGTTACTAATGCCACAGACTATGCTGCATGGAATGAACAGACAGCTGAAGGTCTTGCACTTGATCCAGGTATGTGGTCTATTGATAATTTTGGTGATAAAGCAATTTGTTTAATTCACGATAGCTCATGTTTTGAATGGGATTCTAGTTTAGGAAATGCAACAGAAACAAGAGCTACAATTATAAGTGGTGCACCTACTGCATCTAGGCACATGGTTGTGTCAACACCTGATAGACACTTAGTTTTTTATGGAACAGAAACAACCATTGGTGATGCCTCTACACAAGACGATATGTTTATAAGATTTTCTGACCAAGAGGATATTAATACATATGCACCGACAGCAACCAATACAGCTGGTACACAAAGATTGGCCGATGGATCACAGATCAGAGGAGCCATTAGAGGTAGAGATGCAATCTATGTTTGGACTGACACAGCCTTATTTACACAACGTTTTGTTGGTCAACCGTTTACGTTTGCATTTGCACAAGCAGGAACTAACTGCGGACTTGTTGGACAGAACGCATGCGTTGAGGTTGATGGTGCTGCATATTGGATGTCAGAAAATGGTTTTTTTAGATATGGTGGTAGACTAGAATCATTACCTTGTTTGGTAGAAGACCATGTTTCT